ATTGCAGGCTGATTCTAAGTCAGCTGGACGTTGGGAGACTGACAAAGGTGGTGAATATTTTGCCGCTGGTGTAGGGGGAGCGATAACTGGTCGTGGTGCAGATTTAATGATAATAGATGACCCCCACTCAGAACAAGATGCGATGAGTCCATCTGCTTTGGAGAACGCATATGAATGGTACACCTCAGGTCCTCGCCAGAGACTTCAGCCAGGAGGAGCTATCGTTATCGTAATGACAAGGTGGAGTGAGATAGATTTAACTGGTAAATTAATAAAACAACAAGCTAGAGATATTTTGGCTGACCAATGGGAGGTAGTTGAGTTCCCAGCTATTTTACCTGATGGTAAAGCAATGTGGTCTAATTTTTGGAAAGTAGAAGAACTATTAAAGGTTAAGGCTTCATTGTCAGTTGGTAAGTGGGAAGCTCAATGGCAACAAAATCCAACGAGTGAAACAAGTGCTATATTAAAAAGAGAGTGGTGGCAAACATGGGAGAAAAAAGACATACCCCCATTGAGTTATGTTATGCAAAGTTATGATACTGCGTTTAGTAAAAAAGAAACAGCGGACTACTCAGCAATAACAACATGGGGTGTTTTTTACCCAGAGGAGGGTGGACCTCCCAACATAATTCTTTGTGATGCTAGGCGTGGTAGGTGGGACTTCCCCGAGTTACGCAAAATAGCATTGGAAGAATATAAGTATTGGGAACCAGAATGTGTCTTGATTGAGGCGAAAGCATCAGGTATGCCATTGACTCACGAACTAAGGCAGATGGGTATTCCAATACAAAATTATAGCCCGAGTAGGGGTAATGATAAATTTAGTCGTGTTAATTCAGTTGCACCTTTACTAGAAAGTGGGTTAGTATGGTCACCAGATACTCGTTGGGCTGAAGAAGTTATTGAAGAGTGTGCGAGTTTTCCTGCTGGAGAGCATGATGACTTTGTTGATACAGTAACACAAGCACTACGAAGATTTAGAGAAGGTGGATTTATAACGCACCCAGAGGATGAAGTTTATGAGCCAGAATATATACCTAGAAATACCGTCTACTACGGTTGAGTTTACACCAGAGCAGTTATATCATGAGATAGAAATGTTGACTGATGCTATGGTTGTAGAGGATGCAGACTTCGAACCATTAACTTCTAGCGAAATAAGAGAAAATGTGGCACAATTAGTTAGACAACGCTTTTATGTAATTGAAGGAGGGTTAAGTGGCTGAACCAAAAAACCCTTATAATAATATAGAAAAAGAGCTAACACTAGTTGGCAACCCAATACTTGACCCAGATCCCGTTGATGTTGAAGTAGAAGACCAACCTGAAATTGTAGAAGGTATGGAAATTACCGAACTTGAAGATGGATCCGTGGAACTTGGCTCTCAAGAGGTTGAGCCAGAAGATACAGGTTTTATGGCAAACTTAGCAGACCAGTTGGATGATGATGAAATAGCTGGAATAAGTGCTTATGTGTTAGAAAAAGTAGATGAAGACAAAAATAATCGTAGTGAGTGGCTGAATACATACAGTGAAGGTTTAAATTTATTAGGTTTAAATTACGAAAACAGAACAGAGCCTTTTGATGGTGCTACTGGTGTAGTACACCCTATGTTGAATGAAGCAGTCACACAGTTCCAAAGTCAAGCATATAAGGAACTTCTTCCAGCGAAAGGTCCAGTACGCACACAAGTTATGGGTAAAACAACACCCGATTTAGAGAAACAAGCAGAACGTGTGCAAGATTATATGAATTATACAATTATGCACACTATGAAAGAGTATGAAGCTGAGTTTGACCAGATGTTATACTACTTAGGACTAGGTGGTAGTGCATTTAAAAAAGTTTATCCTGACCCACAACTCGGCAGACAAGTAAGTAAGTTTATAGAAGCTAAAGATATGCTCGTACCTTTTAATGCAACGGACTTAGATTCTGCAGATAGGGTAACACAAATCATTACAATGACAGAAAATGAGTTTAGAAAACTCCAAGTAAGTAAATTTTACCGTGATATTGAGGTAAAATCAGGTCGTGCTGACCGTGATGATGCAGATGACGCAAAAGAATCAATAACTGGTGTGTATGCACAAGGTGATTATGAAGAAATACAACTTTTTGAGTGCCATTGTTACCTAGATTTGGAAAAATTTCCTGATATTGGCGGAGATGGCGAAGAAACTGGAGTAAAATTACCCTATGTTGTAACAGTAAGTGCAGAAAACGGCGAAGTTTTGTCTGTTTACCGTAATTATGACCCAAATGACGCTTTTAAAAACAAAAAGCAGTACTTTGTCCACTATATGTTTACTCCTGGACTAGGTTTTTATGGTAATGGCTTGATACATTTACTTGGTAACTTGTCAAGAGCGGCGACTGCAAACCTTAGACAATTAATAGACTCAGGTACATTAGCTAATATGCCATCTGGTTTTAAGGCTAGAGGATTAAGAATAAAAAATGATGATGAACCGTTGCGTCCTGGAGAATGGCGTG